ATCTATACGTTCTTCTAAACGATGAAACATTGTAACTATGTTTTCATACCGCTCTTCACATACCGCTTCATGAGCTGATATGTTAGCTTTATTGCTCTGAGAACGTTCATGCAATCTATCAAGTTCTGTTTGTATTTGGTCAAGCTCACGTGTATCATCCATGGTCGCCCCTTATGTCTTGATGATGTACTGTACCACTTCACTTGGTAGTGTTGTTGCTACTGAAAAACCATTTACTGATAGAGATGGGATCGATAATGCAGGAACAGATAATCCTGGAACAGACAAACCAGGTACTGAGTGTGAGTGGTTATTCACAGTCAGTGATGGTATAGAGTGTGCATGGTTATTCACAGTCAATGAAGGTATAGAATGTGAATGGTTATTAACAGTCAGTGATGGAATAGTTAGTGCTGGAACTGAGTGATTATGGTTGTTAACAGTTAATGACGGTATTGAGTGTGAATGGTTGTTAACAGTCAATGAAGGTATTGAATGTGAGTGGCTTGATCCAGCTAAGTTTCCTACGCCATGACTATGGTTGTTTACAGTTAATGAGGGTATTGAATGAGTGTGGTTTGTCTGAGTTACATTAGTAACAAGAGAAACTTGAGTCACATCTTTTGTGCCAGCAGCTAAAGTTCTATTAACAGTATAGGTAGTTAGTGTTAAATCACCTGAACCATCGGCACCTGTATTTGAAGCTGCAGTAGTTGCAGTAGAGTTTGCGGTAGAACCTGTGATGGTTACGCCACTTCCGCCAGTATTAGAAGCTACAGTAGTAGATTGTGAGTTACCAGTATTTGAAGCTACAGTAGTTGAAGTTGAGTTGCCAGTAGTAGCAGTACCTGTAACGACTGATGGAGCATTAGTTGCATTGTAGCCTACAGTTGTAGAACCAGCATTGCCAGTATTCGAAGCTGCTGTGGTAGATGTTGCATTACCTGTATTAGCAGCAACAGTAGTTGCCTGAGAGTTGCCAGATGTGCCAGTACCAGTCGTACCTGTTCCTGTAGTGCCAGTTCCAGTATTATTTGAAGCAGTTGTCACACCAGTTTTAGTAGCAGAGTTCATTACTGCAGAAGCAGCTGCTGAACCATTAGTTGCACCAAGAGCTGTGTTATTAGTTCCTTTACCGAGCGGAACTTTATCGCGAAGATCAGGAACGTTAAAAGTTGTAGAACCATCACCAGTTCCAAAAGAAGTACCGATAACAGCGAATAGACGAGCATAAGTAGTACGAGAAACAGCAGAATTATCACACAGCAAATAACCAGTTGGAGCAGTAGCAGCACCATAAGCTAAAATAGTGCCAGATGGAATGATTTCAGCACCACCAGCGGTAGAACCGTCGTGGATTCGAATATTGTTTGTATCTGTATCGAGTGTAATCTCACCCACAAGTCCTGTATAAGAATTGTTTTGTGCGGAGGTTCCTCGTCTAAATTGTAGCTGTGTAGCCATCTTTTACTCCTTAAAGTGTTCCTAAATCGAATGTGCCTGTAACTGATAAATCACCTGTGACTTGTACTTCTACTCCTTGAGTACTGTCAACTTTAATACGCTCTGTGCCATTAGAAACGATAGAAACAGCTGGATCTACGATAGATACTGCTGAGTCTGAATCTGTAATTGCGTTGGAGCTTAAGCCCTCAAATGTTGTAGCCGAAATGGTACCTACAACTACATTACCGCTACCGCCGCCAACAGTAACTGTAGAGTTTGCTTCAACTTCGAAAATCCCCGTAGCATCAAGCCCAAGGCCGCCCATAAATGGTGTAACTTTTTGTGACATAATTACCTTTCTATCATAATTTTAACCTGTGGTCAAAATATATTTATGAGAGTGCTCCTAAATCCAGTGTTGCCGCCAATTTAGCGGCAGTAATTGAACCATCAGCTACACCAGCATTTTGAATACCAGCAGCAAGCTGTGCCGCATTAGATGAACGAGTAGCTTCAACTGCATAATAAGCAGAAGACTGTCCGTCTAAAAGATCAGCATCTAATCCTGATCCTGCGCCATCAACTGTTTTAACTTTTGTGAGCACATCTGAAGCTGTATATGAAGCTGAGTCAAGCTTTGTAGCAACATTATCTTGTACTACATTAATATTAGCATTAAGTTGTGTATAAGTTACATAATCATTGGCTGCTGAGGCGGTAGTAGCAATCTTTGAATCGATCTGAGTCTGAATTGCAGAAGTAACACCATCAAGATAACCAAGTTCAGTTGAGGTGACAGCTGAGACAGCAACTTTACCTGAACCATCTGATGCAAGAGCGCGAGAAGCTGTTAAATTGTCTGTAATAATCGTAGATACAGCACCAGCAATATTAGCTGTACGGCGAGCCTCAATAGCTGAAATATCAGTTGCATTTTGTGCTACATTGTCCTGTACGATATCAACATTAGCTGAGATTTGTGTATGAGTCGCATAGTCATTCGCATAGGCTGAGAATAGAGTAGCAGAGTCGTTAGCCTGAAGTTCCACGCCATCTGAATAAACTGCTACAGCTTCTAAACCAGATGCTGTAATATTAGCTTTGTAGGCTCCCCCAATGACACCTACAATTTCATTAGTTGGGAAATAGAAACCAGTTGTTGGACGATCTGCGTGATGGACTGCTGTAAATGTTGGATCATGTGTACCCTCAGCTCCAAACGAATTAGCATGAACATCAACATAGGCTATTGGATAGTGAGCCGCATTATCAGCTGGAGCATCTGTAAAGATAAAATCAATATGATCTCCATATGTTGCAAATCCAAAGAATACGTTTGCATCTTGACCACGATTAATAACAATGCCTGAATCAACACCAAGTTGAGCATCAGCAGGAGTATTAGCCGCTAAAAGTAGTGTAGCGTCATCAATCTGTGCTGAAGAGATACCTAAATCTACTTGAGCACCTATAACATAAAGGTTGCCACTCACTGTAAGAGCTTGTTGCATTGTAACGTCGCCAGTAAAGGCTGTTGAACCATCAATGATTGAGGCAATATTAGCTTCAGCAGCTACTACATTATCTTGTACTGCACTAACATTCGCATCAAGACGAGTGTATGTTACATAATCATTAGAAGCTGCTACAAGAGCGTTAGCTGCGATACGTGCTTGTAAATCTGTATCTTCATTTTGTAGTGCTGTAACGTTAGAACTCAGTCTGGATTGTAAAGCTGTGTCTTCGTTTTGGAAAGCTGTTACATTTGAACTTAAACGAGATTGTAAAGCAGTATCTTCATTAGAGAGAGAAGTAACATTTGCGCCTAATCGAGTTTGTAAAGCTACATCTTCAAGAGCTAAGGCTGTAGCATTGGCGTTTGAAGAAGTACCAAAGTTGTCAACAGTTGTAGTAAGAGTTGCTACATTGTCTTGAACTACGTCAAGATTTGCGTTGATTAGTGAGTAGGTCGCAAAGTCATTAGCAAGCGCTAAGAAATACGTAGCAGATACATTTGCTTTTGTATCTAAGTTTGTATTAGCATATGTTCCGAAGTTGTCTACAGTTGTTGTAAGTGACGAAACATTATCATTAGTAACATCTAAATTGGAGTTTACACGAGACTCTGTAGCTACAATTGCACTATTAGTTCCAGTAAATGCATCAATGCGAATAGTAACATTATCTGCTCGACGAGACTCAAGATCTGATACATCTTGAGATACTTGACTAACATTGTCTTGGATTAAGTTGAGGTTAGCTGCAACGTTAGCAACTGAAGTATCAAGTTGAGTAGTAGCTCCTTGAGCATCTTCAATTTTTAAACCAGTCTCAACAGCTGAGAGTGTTACATTACCTAAATTGATAGAACCAGGGCCTACATATAGTTCTTTCCACACCTTATCGGGCGCACCCAGAGAAAAAACATTGTTCTGAGATGGTTCGACATTAGCTGCATTGACAATTACATTAGCTTGATCACCAGTGGGGTTGTAGGTGAAGAATACATTGTCTGCACGACGAGTTTCAACTGCATCAATATTAGTTTGAGTAGCTCCAAAGTCAACTGAGATGGTAACAGTATTATCAGTAACAGCTGTAGAAACATTAGAATCGCCAGTAAAAGTAAGATCATCTGTGCCTACAGTAACATCATCAGCCCCTGAATCACCTGCTACACGAAGAATAGTAGATAGAGTTGCAACATTATCTTGAACTACATTGATATTTGCATTAAGCTGCACATAGTAGGCGTCAGCATTAGCAGATACTGTGTTAATATTTGATGTTGCAATAGTATCAATAGCTGATTGAAGATTTGCAACAGTAATTTTTTTAGTTTCAGTAGCTGACACATCATCAATAACAAAAACGTCAGCTGCATCTACATCAGCTGAACTTAAGTTTGTTAATGCTGTAATCTTAACGTTTGCCATTTATGAAAGCTCCAATTGATCGCCTGCCTGTGTAAGTAGAAATAACCCTGACTGCGTTACTAAATATTCATCTTGTTTTACTAAAAAGTCACCATTTTGCGTTATTATAGCATCGCCCGATTGGGTGAGCAATACATCATCTCCTCCATCTACAACTGGTGTAGCTACTATTATCTCATATAGTCTTTTAGCAGTTGATAAAGATAAACGAAGTTGTAGACCTAAAGGCATTATTCTCTCTCAGAAAGATAGAGTGTTCCAGAAGTTGTAGATTGAATTACCGCAACATACTTATCATTGTTAGTTGCATCAGTTTCAGCACCGAGTGATATGTCATAAGGAATAGAAGCGGGTAAAAAATGAGAAGTAGAACCGTTCGCCTCCACAGTTGCATCTCCAGTTTCAATAAAGCAGTCTTGTGTAGCATAGAGCGTGACTACACGAATAGAGTTTGAAATAGCAGTAGATCGTGCAGTGGCTCCAGAAAATGCAATCTGTTGTCCCCCACTTGGGCGAAGTCCTAATACGGGAATAGGATCGTTCCCATCATCACGTGGTTGTTTGCTCATTTAAATACTCCTTCATCCGTTTTGCTACTTCTATGTGCCATGATTCATAAGGATGAGAGTTAGCGTGTAACGGCCCCCAAGGAGGTCTCTCAATCTCAATCAAGCGTGTTTTAGCCCGCATCCAAACTGACTCACAGTAGGCTTTTAAATCTCTATTCTTACAGTATCGAAAGGTTAATCCAGCTTTACAATCGACAACATCTACAAATGAAACATTCATCTCACACATGCTCTCAATAGTTCTAAACCAGTTCCAACAAGCTGTTTCCAAATCTTGATGTTTTGCTGTATGTTCTAAATCTTCTGAAAACCTAAGTGCACGTTGTATATAAGTTAAACCTACTATAATCAAATCATCTGTATTGTGCAATTGATTTTTCATGCGAAGTAGACACTGATCAATAGACGATCCTGATTGTGCTAAGTTTAAATACTCACACTGCAGCTCACGAGCTAAATGTGCCACCCAAGATCGACGACGACCTTCTTCTTGTAAATCGTACTTGAGTTCAAGCTGTTGCCACTTTTGAAGTCCTAAACTGCGTTTTAGTGTATCAACCTCTGCAATTGTTTTGCCCAATACGTGGTGATCACCAAGCTCTGTCCCAGCTGTCATAGAGCAACCATATGCTACTATTCTCATTTACCACCAGCGGTTCCAGCGGGTGCGCGCCACATATGCCCACCATTTCGAGCGAAGCTCGCTGTGAATTTTTTCTCGCTCCGCCCATGATGTTCTGTTGGCTTCCATCTTTTTATAGTGATCCACATACCACATCATCCATGTGGTTTTGTACTCATCCACCATAGACAATCCACAATCCATAAAAAATGACTGCAGGGATTGAAACCCCCAGCACTACCCAAAACCAATCGTTCATAGTCTCTCCTCTATCTTCTGTGTAATATGTGTAATCATCCAATCATTTCCTTCACGAGTAAAATGATTTCCAGTGATGAAGGGAAAAATTTCTCTCCGTTTTTCTATGCGATCTGAATAGTAGTCATTAGAAGGAATATACCATAACTCATCCCAGTCTCTTAACTCTATATAATCTACCCCATCCTCTGATTCAAATTCTGGAAAGGGTGACCAACAATAACAGTTCTGTAACTGAGCTATTCTATTTGCAAACTGCTTATTTTTCTGTTTAATTTGTACAAGCTGTTCATCGGTGGGTTGCTTAATCCAATCAATTACACCAAAATCAACTATTTTTGTAAAACGAGAACAAGCAGTCAAATTTACAATTAAAAAATCCCATTCTACTGTTTGGGTTTGCTTCCAAATGTCCCACTGTGAAGATCCAAACTCAGCTAATGATTCAGCGCCAAATCTCATACAAATTTCATTAGACCAAGAATAGTGTGGTGCTTTGTACCAGTCTTTGTACGTAGAATAGCGTCTAAAATCTTGCACGTCTGAGTAGGAGTCGCCCGCCAACACAATCTTCATGCATCTACTCCGCGCGAAGCGCGCTTGCAAATTTTACACTCATTCCATAAGATCTTTCATAAGCTTGTCATAGTTGTTAATCTGTACTGCTACCTGCGGTCCCTGCGTTTTAGGCTTGAGGCTGGTTTCCACCTCTTGTAGATGCTTCATCCAGTCGAGCAGGTCCTTCTTTGAGTAGATGCCTGTTTCCACTGCTTCTTGTATCTTTTGGTCAATCACTGCATTGATGAGATTGATGCGCTTAATACGATTAAGATATCCTTGAGTGGCAAATACTGAATCAATATAGTTCTTCACTTCTTTTTTCTCAATCACGGCTGTAACGCGATCCTCAGTGATTCCATACTCATCAGCTAATTCATCTATTGCCTTGCCAGAAAGATAATCGTTAGCGAGCGCCAGCATAACCGGGTCCAGAGGCGGAGCCTCTAAGCTGCGGTTTAGCGCATCAACGGATGTAGTTACTGCGACGTTGTTGTTTTTCATGTTGTAATCTCCACATCATAAGAAATTGTTACTTGGAGGTCAGCTACTCCATAAGGTAGCATGAGTCCGTCATCGGTACGAAGAGATACCACTTCAGCTTCTTCCACCACTAAGTCACGATGTGAGGCAGCGAACTGATCAATCCTTGCCTCAATCGAATCAGCTAAATCTTCAGCTACTTCACAAATGTCTTCCGAGTCTCCATCATACACATAGGCACGAATATCGACTACAAGTGAAGCAAATTTACGCCCATCGCCGCGATGTCTACGCAGTTCTTGACGCGGAACAAATGTGATGTATGGAAAATCATTCACATCATCTAAGAACCGATACTTGCGAGACACATTGGCAGGATCGACGGAGTCGATTTGCCCCAGGTCAGTCACAAGTGCTTCTATGATGTCATTACGTCTGGCCATATTTCTTTGATCACCTCTTCTACTCTTTTGTTTTTAAATAATTGCCTATATGCTTTTTCATGTGTACGATTCCACCACATCCAACGAACGATATATCTACAAATCATATAATCATCGATTATTAGAAAATTGTCTTCAAACCAAGAACGACACCACTCAAGTGAAGGAATTGATCCTAAGACGACATGGTCGTCCCACTCTTGTACCTTACAGTTAGGATGGAGTATACAATCACCTGGTAAACACTGATTTCCTTCTGCATCGATGGGTATACGAAAAACTCCTGTAGGTTGTTCATATGCAACTGGAGGACTGCCTGACCACCAGTAATTACCCGAATCATCCTCTTCTCCAAAACAATTATAAACTAAAGGACCGTATCTAAATTTTTCTGCCATTATTCAAAAACTATTACCATATCTTCTTGAAAAGTTAACGGTTGGTAACAACCGACTCCTAAAATTTCGGTGCCCTGTGGCATCGGAAAATTTTCATATACTGATTCTGCAATTGACTTATATACTTGCTCTACTAAAATTCTACACTGATTACGATCTTCCCAACCTTGACCGCCATTCATTATTTTTTCTATGCTACCGTCAGGATACAGGATAGCAACTAATAGAACCCATTTCATGAAATTCTCCTTATAAAAAATTTTTGAAATGGATTTAGACGCATATCAAAACTTAAGTCTATGATACTCTTCCCTTTAAGGGATGTCAAGTTAAGTTTGCATGTT